TTAGAGGCTACGGAGGCCGCCAGTTGTGCCGCCAACTGGTCCCACATGGTGGCGCGGTTGTAGCGGCGCTTGAGCAGCTCCAGCATCGCTAGGCAGTACACCTTCAGGTCAAGCGGCTCGTTGCGGGCGCCGGATGGCTTAACCCATTCCAAGACTTGAAACCCTTTCACGTAGCGCGGCTGCAGCCGCTCACAGGTGAGGCCCTGCAGGTAGTCTTCCGTGGTGGCGTCGTCGAAGTTGATGTAGCCGTCGCCGGGCTCTTCAATCTTGAGGCGGCTGTAGATGGTCCGCTTGATTGCGTGTGTGCCGATCATGTAGAGCGTGACGCCACCCTTCACGGTCTTGCCCCTGAAGGTCACGTCCTGCTTTGAGCCTTTGCCGAGCGGCGGCGCGTTCTTTTGGCTGCTGCCCTTGATGGCCACCACACCCTCTTTGGCGTACCGGCGGCAGTAGTCATACCCCTCACTGGTGTAGTGGCCGCCGGTGTCAACTGCGCAGTGGATCGCCTTCAGTTTGCCGCCGTTTGCGTGCGGCCACTCGATCTCGCGGATCGTCGTCACCTGATCCCAGACGTGATCCTGCCCCGGGTCGCCCTCGATCTTCTGGTGCCAGATCCGCCAGGCCTGCTCAGGCTTGCCGCGGCCATAGCCCCACACAGACACCTCCAGCCAGGTGTCCTGCACGTCCACCGACATGAGCACCGCCAGCACACCATCCGGGCAGGTGCCGTGGCCGTAGCCGCCGACGCGGGCCATCAAGCCATCGGCGCTCACCTTCGCCAGGCTCTCATCCTCCCAGGCCTCAGCGGCCCGCTTGTTCACCCAGCCCTTCAGCAGCAGCGGGTCCGCCTTGGCGCGCAGGAACTCATCGCGGATCTTCTCCCAGCTCAGCCAGCCATACGGCGCATACCAGCCCGGCAGGTGAAAGCCTGCCGTCTCGCCGTCGCCCTTGGCCGTAGGTGTCCAGATTCCGCCGGCCAGCATGGCGGTCTTGTGGTGCTGCGCCACCCGTTCATTGCACAGTGGGCACTGGCACCACACCTCGCCGTCGCGCTTATCCCATACCATGTGCGGCCACTCAATCACGGCATGGCCGCCGCAGCAGGGCATCAGGGCGCCATAGCGGCGGCGGTCGCTGCGCACCTCGAACTCGGAGGTGATGCGGCAGGCGCCGCGGCTGCCGGGGGTGGAGGTGACCAGCGCCTTGCGGTCGGGGAAGTTGGTCTGGCGGGCCTCGGCGTTCTCCAGCGGGTCGCCCTTGTCATCCATCTCCAGCGGCAGGGATGACACCTCATCAGCCCAGACGTTTTGCGCCGGCATCCCCTGCGCAGCGCTACCGCTGTTGCCGCCGATGATGCTTACCAGCATGTCGCCCTGAAACTCCTTCAGGAACATGGCGTTGGCCGCGTCCCTGGACTTCGTGCTGATCTGCTTCGCCGCCACCGCCGGGGAGTCGGTGAACAGCGGCGTGAGGCGCTGGCGGATCTGGCGCTTGGCGAAACTCTCGGTGGGGAACATCGCCAGGAACGGCGACGGGTCTAGGGCGATGGTGCGGCCCAGCCAGTTGAGGCCCACCTCGGTCTTGCCGGTCTGTGATCCGAACAGCAGCACCACCCGCTTGATGCGCTTCTCGCGCGGGCTGAGCAGGTCCATCGGCTCGCGCAGGTAGGGCACCCGGTCGGTGCGCCACTGGCCGGGCTCGGAGCTGCTGCGGCGGGTCAGGATCCGGTTCTGATCCGCCCACTCGCTGACGGTCAGGTCGAGCGGCGGCTGTAGGGCCTCGATAAAGGCTTGGCGGTAGATCGTCGCGGCGTCAAGCGGCCTCATGCTGCAGCCCCCTGAGCGCGTTGGTGATCTCGGCCTCCAGCAGATCACGCACCGCCTGAGTGTCCTGCATGCTGGCCACCTTCGCGGCATTACGGCCGGGGATGGTCAGCAGCAGGTCGCGGACCTGGCGGCCGAGGCGGCTGGCTTCCTGCTTCACTTCATCGGCAGAGATCAGCTCCTTTTTGGTGCGCTGCAGCTCTAGCCTGGTCAGCTCCGCCTCATAGACCGCCTTCGCCCGCTTGGCCTGGGCTAGCGATGGCCCGCCGCCCTCCGGGTGCGGCTGGCGGGTGTTCGGCGGCTCCGGCAGCTCGGTGCCGCTGTCGGGCATGTTGCTGGTGTTGCCGGCCCACTGCGCATCGGCTAGGGGCGCGTCGATCTGCCAGCGGCCGCCCACCTTGCGCACGGCAGGCTCGGTGAGGCGGCCGGTGTCGATCGCCTTAAGCACCGCCACATGGCTGGTGCCACGGAGGCCCCGCGCCTTGCGGTGCTTGGCGTAGGCCTCTAGATTCATTTGGTGGCCACCTCGCTGACGCCGTAGCGACCGACGATTTCAGCGACTTTGGTTTTGATGCTGTAGCGACACTGAGCATCAGGCCTGCCGCTGCCGATGACAATGAGAACAGCAACGGTAATTTCAGCCGCGAGCTGCTCGCTCACGCTCTTGCAGCTGTTTGCGTGAGACGGTGGCTGGCTTGCTGGTGTTGTGACCTCTGGCACGGATTGGCCCTCCGGTTCGTGCGTAGCGAGCTGCTGTGTCTGCTCTAGCGGCTGCGATTGCTTCATCTCGACCGATTGGCTCAGGGATGCCTGCGTTGCAAAGGATGGCTGTCCAGTCCATTGGGCTGTTGAGTGGCTCATCACTTTACCCCGCATTGAAAGTGCTTTGGCGATCGCTTGATCCATGTCCATGTACCGAAACGACCCAAGCCGGCCAGCAATCAAAACTGATGAGCCGATCTCTTTGGCTCGCTGCTGATAGGCCGCGGCCAGCTTCTGATTCGCTGCGTCTGGGAATGGGTACTCAAAGCAGTCTGGATCAGTTGGTGAATATGGCGTTTCTGTTGTGATAATGGTTCTGCTGATCTCGTTTCTTTGCTGATCATCTAGCAAGTGCCGCCAGTCAATCGAGCGTATGTGAGCGCCGCTAGCGTGAGTCGGGTTGTTGACTTGAATGCAGGGCAGGCCATGAGTAGAAGCGTCTACGATCCTGTGTGCCCTGCGCTGGCCGCGGTATTGAAGTCGGCCCATATCAAAGCTAAAGAACTCATCAATCGGGCCGGTATAGATGGTCTTTTTGGCTTTGATTGAATGTCGAACTTCTTGGTAGTCGATGCCTAGATACACATCAATTCCATCTAGCATCGCAGCCATCCACGCCGAATAGCCATCTTTCGGGATGCCTTGAAAACGAGCGCCTGGCGTCAGCCTTGTTTCACCTTTAGCCCTGAGTGAAAACCGCTTGCATAGGGCAGGCGAAAGTTCTGCAGGTGATTTGCCCCACTGCTTCTCGTTGTACTCCTTGACGAACAATTCATAGGCTTGTCGCGGCATCATTGACAGCGCTGCATCTTCCAAATTGCGTGGATTGACGCAGCGCTGCTGGGGCTGCCAGCCGTGGCAAAGAGCCTGCACCTGCTGAAGCGTTGGCGGCCATTGCACCAGATGGCCGGCGCCAATATCGCTCAGCACTCTTGCCTTGAAAGGCTGAAAGTCGGCAAACCTGTTCACCCATTCCCAGATGAATGATGATGATGTGCGGAAATAGTGCGGCCCGTAAGCGTGAATGCGCAGTCCGGCAATTTCCTGATCATGCACATTGCCTCCAAGATGCTGGCGGCGATCTATCACTAACACCTCACGACCAGCATCATGCAGCATCCTGGCGATCGTAGTGCCTGTAAGGCCTGAGCCGACAATCAGATAGTCAACGTGCTTCATCGTGGCTTCCTGTATTTTTCGTCAATGATCACTGGGCAGCAGTTGTTCCAGCTGACGGCATGATGTATTCGTTGATTTTCGCTACTCATCATGGCAATTTTTACGCAAGATGGGGCGACCATGACTGAGTAGAACGATTTGATGTATGTTCCGAGTTTCAAGTAAACATCCGTGCAGCCGCCTGAGTTTTGCTGAGTTTGCGGCTGCCACAGCCTAATCATTGCGTTTGTTAGAAAAATCTTTCCTTTTCTACCTCCTTCGCAATACAGGTTTACGTCATCATTAACCCTTCCCCTAAATACACTCGCATTGCTTGCGTTAAAAAAAAATGAGTTCATAGCTTTTCTTGCATACTTACCTTTCATAAAGTTTTGCACAAATGTCCCATCATGTCCACCAATTAAATCTCCGCCTTGGGCAAATGCTATCGTCTCAATTTTTGAGCTATCAAGATAATCAAGAAAGCAATTAAAAATCTTATCCAATGATTTTATGGGGCTTGAGTTGTCAAGCTCTAGCAAATGATTAAGAACCCATCCAAACCTGCCATAATCATCATCAAGTTGCAAGAAATGAGTAACGCCCATTTCCCTGGCCAGCACAAAGTTATAGTTTCTGGCATAAACAATAGAGTTCCGCATATCGTAATTATCGCAAGCGTCTACATGTTTAGCGTATTTTGTTTTATCAAAAACGATAACTTGATCGCCGTATGTTTCTTTGTATTGATCAATTGTTTTATCTTCATTATCGCAAAGAATATATATGTTTCCTGTGTAGCCGCAATTTCTTAAGCCTTTATAAGTGAGAACGTTATCGGGCCTTCCATGTGAAAGGATAAAGCAAGCAAAGTTTCTGCTCATAGATCAATCCCCTTTTCTTTTCTGTAAATCTCTTTAAGCTGCTCGTTTAGCTTGACCCAGCCGTTTTGTATTGCCTTGTCAAAATCTACGATTACTAATGCGCTGTTTTCCATTAACTCCTGAACGTCAGCGCTAGAATGAGCGTAATACTCGGCGCAATGCTGATAGTTGAACACTGCATGGCGATAGGCAGCTGCTCTGAGGAAATGCTTTTCTTTGTCTGGCAAGCTTGATTGCTCAATCTGCTGCAGCAGCTCCTCGACCTTGCTCAGATCGTAGATATCCTCTAACTCGGGCTTGGGGCCAGTGATTTCATACGGCGGCACATCCACTTTGTCGGTGTACTTGCCCTCTTCACCCTCGTGCCCGGCATCATCGTCGATCCCCTCCGGGTCAAGCAGCCCCGCCAGCTCATCATCCGACCAACCCATCAGGGACAGGTCGAAGTCCACCAGGCTAAGCGCCGCAATCTCCTGCTGCAACATCTCCTCATCCCACCCCGCGTTCAGCGCCAGCTTGTTGTCCGCCAGGACATAGGCCCGGCGTTGCGTCGGCGTCAGGTGGTCGAGCACCACCACGGGCACCTCGCGCAGCCCGAGATCCTTGGCCGCGGCCAGTCGGCCATGGCCCGCCAGGATGCCGTCATCGCTGGCCACCAAGATCGGGTTGGTAAAGCCGAACTCCTGGATTGAGGCGGCGATCTGCGCCACCTGATCAGCGCTGTGAGTGCGGGCGTTTTTCTCGTAGGGCACCAGCCGCTCGATCGGCCAGCGCTCCAGCTTGTCCGGCATCACCGGCGGCGGGGCCTTTCGGGGCATAGGGTGGGAAGCTGCTGTAACCAGGTTACAGGATAAAAAACCACGCTTTCAAGCGGATTCTCGGCGGTTTGCTCTCAAAATTCGGCGGACCCTGTAACGGGCAGGGCGCCGAGTGTAACCAATTCTCAATAGTCCCGCTAGG